CTAGCACACCATATACTTTATCGATATCTCTTTTTATTGTGACAAAAAATCAAGATGATGGTCTTCAAATCATCGAACAGATTTTACCGTTCTTCAATCCAGATTTTTGTGTGTCCATAACTGATATTCCAGAAATGGGAATCAAAAGAGATTTACAAATTATACTAGAGAATGTCTCATACGAAGACAATTACGAAGGTGAGTTTACACAAAGACAATCTATTGTGTGGAATCTAACCTTTAATCTTGGTATAAACTTCTACGGTCCAGTTGATATGCAAGGTTATATTAAAACTGCGATTGCTAATACGTATGCGGCCATTAATCCGAGTGTGGATACGTTGGAAAAAATTAAGTATCAAGTAACCTATACGCCTAATGATGCATCCTATCTAGACGATTGGAATTATGTGGAGCAATTTGATGAAGCCTACGAATAATCAATACGATAAATTAGATGCCATTTTTGGCACACATATGGATGAAGTTCTGAGTTCGAAAGAAGAAAAACTACCAGTAGTGGTTGAAGAACCTCTGGTACCTCAAATTATATCCACTGGCGATGATATCGAAGATGACTATCTAGTCGCAAGAAAAAAACTAAACGATTTGATTGGTACCAGTCAACAGGCACTCGAAGGTATGTTGAATGTCGCTCTAGCTAGTGATAGTCCTCGTGCATATGAAGTAGTAGGTCAGTTGATTAAGACCACAGGTGATGCAGCCAAAGACCTTCTTGATTTGCAAGCAAAGAAAAAGAAGTTGCGAGAAGAAGAACCAAAGAAACAGAATATTGATACACAAAACAATATCATCTTTTCTGGTTCCACATCTGATTTACTTAAGGCATTGAAAGCCGAGAAAGCCAAAGTGATAGAACATGAGTGAGGAATCCTCGTATCACGGTAATATTAACTTAAAGCCGATTGGTCATAAGCATAACTTTACATTCGAACAGCTGGCAGAAATTGAAAAGTGCCAGGAAGATCCTATTTACTTTATTGAAAATTATTGTATGATTGTCACACTGGATTATGGTCTTCAGTTATTTAAGTTGTATGATTGCCAGAAAGAAAAAGTAAAACATATTCTAGATAATCGTAAAGCGATTCTCATGGAAGGTCGCCAGCAGGGTAAGACTATCACTTCTGCGGCATGTATTCTTTGGTATACTCTCTTTCAAGACAGCAAGACCGTGGCTATCATGGCCAATAAGACGGCCGCTGCTCGTGAAGTTATGGCTCGTTATCAGGGTATGTATGAACACTTGCCTCTATGGATGCAACAGGGCGTCAAGACATGGAACAAGGGTGACGTAGAGCTAGAAAACGGCTCTAAGATTTTCACCGCTGCTACAACGGCATCTGGTATTCGTGGTAAGTCTGTTAACTGGCTATACATCGATGAGGCCGCCATCATTCCAAACACCGTCGCAGAACAATTCTTTGCTTCTGTTTATCCTACGATTTCTGCTGGTCAGACAACTAAGATTCTTCTGACTTCTACTCCCCTCGGTTACAATCACTTCTGGAAATTCTGGAACGAGGCTGAAAAAGGAAACAACGGCTTTGTGCCTATGTTTATTCCTTACCACAGAATTCCTGGTAGAGATGAAGCCTGGGCAGAAGAGCAACTACGCTTGCTTGGAGAACTAAAGTTTAACCAAGAAGTTCTTTGCGAGTTTCTTGGTTCGAGTAACACTCTCGTTTCAGCCAAGACTTTGGGTGCAATGAGTTCGATTGATCCTATTCACGCAAAAGATGGACTGGATATTTTTGAAGAACCTATCGACGGCCATATCTACGCAATGGGTGTAGATACGGCGCGAGGTGTAGGCGGAGACTATTCTGCTTTCACAGTTTTGGATGTTACAGAAGCACCATACAAATTGGTGGCTAAGTATCGTGATAATAAAATTGCACCGATGTTGTTTCCTAACATCGTAGCTAAAGTAGGTACCGACTACAACAAGGCATATATTCTTGTTGAAATTAATGATATCGGCCAGCAAGTGGCCGATATTCTACATATGGAGTTAGAGTATGATAATATTCTGACTACTGTAAAGACTGCTTTGAAACAATATCTATCACCTGGTTTTGGTACAAAGACTCAGCGCGGTGTTAGAATGACCAAACAAGTAAAGAGACAGGGTTGTTTTGCTCTAAAATCTCTACTTGAAGAACAAAAATTATTAGTATTTGATGCTGAAACCATTTCTGAGTTCTCTACTTTCATCGAAAAGCAGGGAAGTTGGATGGCAGATGAAGGTTACTTTGATGATCTTGTAATGAGTCTGGTTCTATTAGCTTGGATGACAAGTAATCCATACTTCAAAGACATGACAAATGTTGATATCAGAGAAAGAATGTATAAGGACCAGATGGATCAAATTGAAGAGGACATGACCCCGTTTGGAGCAATAAATAATGGATTTCAAGAAGACTATTTCGTATCAAATGGTGATCTTTGGAAAGTATCCGAGGACGAAGAACCTCGGCGCGAAGGTTGGCTACTGTAACTTTTACATTTTTATAAATAAAAACATAAAACATAAAACGACAAGTTAATATTGTCAAGTTTACAACGAGGAGAAGAATATGGCTTTTCAATTATCGCCAGGTGTCCTAGTAGCAGAAAAGGATCTAACAAACGTTATTCCAGCCGTATCGACTTCGGCAGGCGCGTTTGCTGGTTACTTCAACTGGGGTCCTGTAGGAGAAATTTTTACCGTGGGTTCAGAAAATGAACTTCGCAAGTATTTTGGTCTACCACTAGACCCTACCGACTGGTTCACTGCTGCCAACTTCTTGGCATATGGCAACAACCTGCAGCTTGTTCGTGCTGTGGGCACAGCCGCAGAGAATGCTACCTCTGAAGGCAGCGGCGTTTTCATTCCCAATCAAGACGTTTATGAAGCCGTTTATGCAAACGGTGGCACCCCGAATGGTGATGTAGCTGCTAAATACCCTGGTCTTTATGGCAATAGCCTTGAAGTTCAATATGCGGACGCCACTTCATTCACTGGCTGGGAATATGCTTCATTCTTTGATGGTGCCCCTGGCACAAGTGCCCAGGCCGCTGCGGTTGGCTGTTCGAATGACGAACTACACATTGTAGTTGTCGATACACTTGGTCGTTTTTCTGGCGCAACCAATACAGTAGTTGAAAGATTTGCATTTGCTTCTAAGCAGGTTGGTAACAAACTGGCTGACGGTACAAACAACTACTACAAGGAAGTTCTTAACCAACAATCACAATATATCTGGTGGATGAATCACCCATCGGGTAGAAACTGGGGTGCTACTTCTGCAACCGCATTTGATGGTACAGAACAAGACGGTCAAACCGCTGGCCAAGACGCGCTAGTTTTGGACTTACGTGGTGGTAATGTTGCTACGCCCTCAACTGGTGATCTGCAAGACGCTTACAGCCTGTTTGCAAACAAAGAAATTGTTGATATTTCACTTGTCCTAACCGGTGGTCACGCAGCCGCAGTAGTAACTCACGTTATCGATAACGTAGCGTTAGCTCGTTTAGATTGCGTTGTATTCCTATCACCACCCCTTGCCGCTGTATACAACAACGCTGGCAGTGAAGCTGCGGATGTAGTTGAATATCGTCAAGATGATATTAACCGTAATACTTCATACGCCGTCATGGATTCTGGCTGGAAGCGCCAGTATGACCGCTATAATGATGAATACATCAATGTTCCTCTGAATGCTGATACTGCTGGTCTATGCGCCCGCACAGATCAGACAAACGATGCCTGGTGGTCACCTGCTGGCTTCAATCGCGGTCAACTCAAGAATATTGTTAAGTTAGTTTGGTCACCAAATCAAACAGAACGCGACACACTTTACAAGAATGGTGTTAACCCAGTAGCTACCTTCCCAGGTGAAGGCACTCTACTTTACGGTGATAAGACTCTTCTTGCTAAGCCAAGCGCATTCGACCGTATCAATGTTCGCCGTCTATTCATTGTTCTTGAAAAGGCTATCGCAACTGCGGCCAAGTATCAACTCTTTGAGTTCAACGATGTCTTTAGTCGCGCACAGTTTCGTTCGATGGTTGAACCATTCCTACGTGACGTTCGCGGCCGTCGTGGTATCTTTGACTTCCGCGTTGTTTGCGATGAAACAAACAACACTGGCGAAGTTATCGACCGCAATGAATTTGTTGCTGATATCTACATCAAGCCAGCACGTTCGATTAACTTCATCTATCTGAACTTTGTTGCGGTTCGTACCTCAGTATCGTTCACAGAAGTTGGCGCCTAATAACCCGACTAAATAGAAATAGGAGATTTATAAATGGATATTTCAAAATTTAAAGGGTTACTAGGGGCTGGCGGTGCTAGACCAAACCAGTTCCGTGTTATTCTAACATTCCCAGGCTACGTTTCTTCGGTACCGGATACAGAATACTCGTTACTAGTTACTGGTGCAGCACTTCCTGCGTCAACAGTAAACCCAACAATCATTCAATACCGCGGCCGCGAAGTTAAGTTGGCAGGTGAGCGTATCTTTGATCCGTTCACAATCACAGTTGTCAACGACACTGCTAT